CATTATCCACTTCACAAAGCCAAAGGTCAAGGCGGACGGCTTCTTCCCTTAGCAAGAGCCCTCAGGACCAGGTATTTAAGCCCAGGTGATTGAGCCAGAGATGCGCAGCTCAGCCGAGCGCCGGATCGCCTGATCCACCGCGCCCTGGCTGTTGAATTTCTTCACGTAGGCAGTGAAAGTTGCGGTGTTGCCGTTGGGCAAAATCAACTTGAAGTTCTTGGCCACACCGGTCACCAGCGCGGTCATCAGGGCCAGTTGGCCCGCATCGCTGTTGTCCTGGTCGACCTCAATGGCAAATGCACCCGGATCAAAGAGACCCAGAATGAACTCCTTGGCGGTCGAGTCAAAGTTGGTTCGCTCAATCTCGGAGGCTGAGCCGTCAAAGCCGCTGTAGCTTTTGACGTTGGAAATCTTGGTCCACTGCACAGGGGTTGCAGTACCGCCGCTGGTGTAGGTCGTATAACCCGTCGCGTCCAGTCCAGCGAGGGTCACGATCTTGGTCGTAGGTTCGATGTACTGAACAACGAAGCTGTTGCCGTTGAGCTGCGTGGTGCCAACGACACCAGCGACAGTGATCACATCACCTTTGTTCAATGCGGTGACCGCTGAAAGCGTGACCCGGCAAGGGTTGGTGAGCGAGACGGCAGTGATGGTGAGCGCCGACCCGGTGGTCGTGCCGATACTGACCGTGGAGCCTTGGGCTGAGATGGCGGTGCTTGGCATAGAGTTCTCCTAAAAGTTATGGCCTGTTAATTAATTCCAGATCGAAAAATCCAAAATCACCCGGTGCAGCAATGCCTCGGGTTCGAATTGGTCTTGCTCAAGGAGCAAAACGTGGGTGATGGCGCTGCTTTTCATGGCGGCCTTGACCGTCTCGGCTAAAGCAACTGCAGCGGCGTAGGTGGTGTCAAAGCAGTCCACCTGCAGTCGGGTGTTTTCAACGGGTGCGCCGTCGGCCAGGGTGTTTTCTGGTGCGCTGGACACGCGGGCATAGACCACGTAGGGCTTTTGCACGTTGTTGGGCGCAACGCTCGGAAATACCCTTCCCCCGGCCACACCTGCGAGGGCCGCAAATAGGTCTTGTTGAATCATTTTTTTATTTCGCGGGCGGCTTGCTCGATGCGCTCAGCAAGCCGGGTCTTGATGGCCGTTAGCGCATCGTTCTTCTTCATGTCAAAAGCAGGCCGCAGAAATGGGCGCGCGGACATCTTTACGGTCCCGAACTCCACAAAGCGCCAGTACCAGGCGTCCTGCGAGAGGTTGCCCTTCTTGCCTTGCTTGCGGTACTTCTTGCCATGCCGAACCGTGACAAAGAAGGTCTGCTTGTTCTTGTTCGACAACTCTGGGATCTGTTTCAAAATCACCGAGCGCTTCAAAGTGCCGGGTGGCGGCTGGTTGGGTCCCAGATCGCCCGTGGCAACAGGAGCTTGCAACTTGGCTTCATCGCGGATCACTTTGGCTCCGGCATAGACCGCTGCACGCAAGCCGTTCTTGGCCACGCGATCAGGCAACTCTTTCAAAGCCTTGGCCAAAGCATCAAGGCCCTGAATCTGAACGCTTTCGAACTTAGCCATTCAATCCAGACCCTCAGAGGCCAGTAGCGTGACCAGCACGTTGCGCTCTTCATCATTGAGGGCCGCGTGGATGTTGAAAATCCGCGATCGGTACAGAGCCCGGTAGCCAGCCACCTGACGCGTGTCAGCAAAGATGGCTTGGTAGCGCACAACGATTTGGTGTGAGACCTCGCTTGCCATGCGCTGCGCACTTTCCAACTCCCGGCCACTCAAGGGTTGAATCTCAGCCCAAAAGGTGCCCAAGTCAGTCCATGTTCGAACAGGCCCGCCGTAACTGTCCTGCGCCGTGCTTTGCCGCTGCAAGGTGATGCGCCGGTTCAACTGACCAGAGCGAACCGGATTCATACCGTCACAACCTTGTACGGATCGAGTAGCCCATCAATGAAGGGTAATGACTCGATGCGTCCGCGCGAGAGCGCAGCCACCTCTTCGCGGTGCGCATACAGGCTGCCGACACGCAACTTGATCCAGCTCTTGATTCCCTCTGGCACTTGCGCGGCGCTGCCGTACCCGGCGTCAAAGGTGACCGACACAGTGCCGATCTGCGGCAAGCAAATCGGCCAGGTCTGCCCGAACACCGGCGTGATTCGCGCGGGTTCACAGGCGGTATCGACCGTGTAGGTCAAAGCAGGCATGGTCTGATTCACAGACCCCATGTCCAGGTAATTGATCGACACCACCGATTGCACGGGTGCCTTGGCCAACAAAATCGCATGACCGGGCAAAGTGAAAGTCTGCCCTGCAGGCACACACATCAGCGACGGTCCAGGGAAGCAGTCGATCACTTGCTTCCAGCGGGCAGTGGTGAGCTGCCTGCCGGTCAGTGTCTCGGCTGCTTGCCGGGCCGCAGTGATGAGCGAGGCGATCAGCATGTCATCTTCGTCAAAGTCCACCCGCAGATGCAGCTTGGCCTCAAGCAGCGACACCGGCTCCTCTGTGGGTGGCGTGACGATTTGGATGGGCATTTAGATGACCTGCAGCACAGCCGCTTGATTAGAAGCATCCGCAGGTGCAAAACGCGGATTGAGGCCAAGCACCTGAGCGGAGGTCTGGCTTGCTGCCACACCCACCGTGACCGACAGGCGAACAAAGCCAAAGCCGTTCACCGTATCGAGTTCTTCGGGCTTGACGTTGATCAACGCCTGCTTGTTATCACCTGTGGCTTTGACGAACTGGGTGATCGCTTTGCCGGTGATGTCCTTGGCACTGGTGCCAGTGGAATCTACTGCTTGCTGCAACTTGGCGTCTACGGTGGCACTGGTACCCAGCACTCCGGTCTGAACCAAGGAGAGGAATCCGTGGTGGTTGGCCACAGAAATCCAGCCTGTAGTGACAGTTCCTGCCGCTTGCGCGGCAGGGTCGATGGTGGCGAGAACGGACAGCAGTTCGCTGCCTTTTGCGTTGGGAAACATGGTTTTCTCCTAAGGTTTGGGGCTGCTTAGCGCGCGCCGAGTTGGATGAAGGGCGACATCGTTGCGCTGCCTTTGGCAGGCGTGATCGCTGTGGAAATCTTCGACTGACCATCCATACGGAAGGTGGTTCGAAACGCCGTGAGATCGGCATCGAAGTACAGGTGCATCGACGTGGCGGTCTGCATGCCACCCGCTTTGGTGATGGTCTGGTAGTACTTCAGGTCCACCAGCAAGATGTCCCCTTGGGCCGAGAAGGTGTTGGCGTGCTGAGACACAAACACCGGGCGACCCAGCAGCGTGCCGTAAGGAGAGACCTGCATGCCGCCAACGTTCAATCCGGTTGGCAGGTAGATCGGGTAGTTCCCCAAGGTCAAGGTGAACAATGCTGGCAGCACGTCGTTGTTGACGATCCACACCGCATTGGCCAGGCTGCCCGAGGGAAGTCGCGCAATCATCTTGGCCAGGTTTTGCGGAAGCAGCGTTTGCGTCAATTGCCCAGTCTCCTTGGCCACACTGACCGTAGCGCCAGCATTGAGTGCACCTACCGGTACGCCAGAGCCCGAGCCGAACAAGATGGATTCATTGGTTTTCCAGCGAATGGAGTGTGCAATTTTCTCGGGCAGATAGGTCGACAAGGCATTGGCGTCTTCCAACAACTCATCGGTTGTTGGCACCAGAGCCATCAGCTTTTTGAGCCGCAAAGTAGACAGTCCCAACACGGGCTTGGTGGTCACGGATGGGGCTGCTTCTCCTTGCCAGTAAGCGCGAATGCCGTTGGTGCCCCAGGGCGTGGTTTCATCCTTGGGAAACGCCATGGTGTTTCCGCTGATCTCCACGTTGTCAGTAAGTGGCAGCAATGAGTCCTCGCCCAAAGACAGCTGAAAAATCTCCTTGGAGAACTGTGGCGGGACAAAGAAGCCACCGTCCTGACCGGAGCCTTCACTGCCAAAGGTGGCTGGAGCGGCAGCACCACGACCACTGCCAATCAGCAGGCGATCGTCAATCGGGTTGCCTGGCTTTTGCGCATGGCAGACGTTTTGCAAGAAGTCGCCCAAGCTTTGAAAGCCATGTTTAGGGTCGAGTTCGCGGTTGTCGCTTACCACGACGCTTGGGAATACCGAACCATGACCAACACCAGAGTGGTTGCCTACATGCGCCCCCATCTGAACCTCTTCGGAAATCAAGGCCGACTCGCGGTCAATTGCCGCCGAAGCGGTTTCAATTCGACTCTTGAGTGCATTGAACTTGATCACCTCCTCATCCGACAGATCACGGTTTTCTTGGGCGGCGATGTCTGTTAAGGCACGCGCCTCTTTGACAAGATCAGACTTGCGAGCTTGAAACTCGCGCAATTGCTTACTCATTTGGGTTTCTCCAGACGTAAAAAAGCCACCTCTTGGGTGGCGGGATTGAAAAGATTGAAAAACTGCGCGAAGCTAGTCACGCATGAGGGTTGCGACCTACGGGTCGCCTTTCGGACTGGAGGTGCTCAACGGAGCAACTCTGGAGCAGTCCAAATTACAGAATCCCAAGCTCTGAGCGGGCTTGGGCCAATCGGGAAGTTTTGGGTTTGACAGGTGGACTGGACTTAGCACTTGACGCTGCTTCTTTTTGCATCTTGCTCAAGACCTGATCAAAGCTGGCGATGCCGTCCACCATGTTTTGAGCCAAGGCTGCATCAGCCCCCAAGACACGGCCTTGACCCATGCCATCGCGGACCTGAGTAATGGGCACACCACGCCCCTTGGCAACAGCCTTGGTAAATGCGGCGTAATAGTCATCTACGCGGGACTGCATAAATCCTTGCGCTTCTTCGTCCAGTGGTGCATAGGGATTGCCCTCGACTTTGAACTTGCCCGCCGATATGAGCGTCGTCTTAACGCCAGCTTCATCCATGGCTTTGCTGTAGTCCTGGTGCGCCTGCCACACGCCAATTGAGCCGACTTCGCCACCGGCGGTGACGTAGAACTCACTGGCCTGGGAACCGACCCAGTAAGCAGCCGAAGCTGCCAGACTGTTAGCGATGGCCACCACCGGCTTTTGGGCACGAGCACTCAAAATAGCATCACCCAGTTCAGAAACGCCGTAGACGCTGCCGCCAGGGCTATCAATGTCCAGCAATATCTGACTGACCGCGTCATCGGCGACGGCTTGTCTGAGCATTTGCGTGACGATCTGGGTGCTGACCATGCCAGGGCCGGAGACGTCATCCACCATATTTCCACGCTGTGTGATGACGCCGTAAATAGGGATGACGGCAATGCCGCCACCCGAAATGGCAGCAGAGGTCTGTCTGCGGGTGTCTCGCAGCACACGGTCTGTTTGGACCTGAAACATGGCAGCGTCGCTGGCAGGCGCGCCTTGTGTCCACCGGGAAATGACGGTGGCCAGAGCACTTAAACGCTCAGGCATCAAGGCCCAAGGCGTTGCCAAAAATTCAGCCACTAAAAGTTGGTTTTTCATAAATTCTGTCCGAGAGTGATAAGTGATTCGGTGAGTCTTTTTTGATCTAGTGGCTCGGCTATCTGGTTTGACCAAAGCTGAACTCGGTCAAGCGGTACGGCCAAGGCTTGGGAGATCAACAGGATGTCTTTTTCTGCCAAATGACCTGACCGGCCAATTCGGCGAGCAAGTCGCTCAGAGGTCGTTTGAACAAGTGCGTTAAATCGCCCATTGAGACGGGCAACACTCTCATCCTCCGCAGGCTCGATCGCTTTTTGCTCCGGTGACTCTGCTGCTTCTGCTTGTGTATCGATTTCCAAATCCTCTGCCGCGTCCTCCTCGACCATATTGAGTGGTCGTAGTGGCTGATCAAGTCCGTCAATGGGATTGAGGTTTTCTGCAATGCGTGCTTCGTTGCGGGTGAGCCAGCCGTTCTGAATTCCGCTTTGGTAGTAGCTTGAGCGGCTGGACGCATCGCCGCGCATCAGATTGGCGAAATCAAACTCAATTTCTATATCGTCACTCTCAAGAAGTAACTCAGATTGAATGCTGGCCTCCCAGCGCTCAGCCCAGGGCGTCATGGTGTGCATGACGAACTCCAGACTCTGCTGCTCGATGTTGGAGAAGGTCGCTCTATCAAGATCAGCAATCATGTGCGGTGGCACACGAAAGAGCCGGGCCACGTCGGTGATCTGAAACTTGCGCAGTTCCAGAAACTGGGCGTCTTTGTTTGTGACGCCCACTTCGTGAAACTTCATGCCGTTTTCCAACACCAGGACCTTGCCCCGGTTGGAGCCGGACTGCGCCTGCTGATAAGACTCACGAAACACCTTCTTGGCCTCGGAGTCCTTGAACGAGCCAGGGAATTCAATCCACCCTCCTGTGGGCTTGGCGTCATTGGCAAAGAAACGTGCGCCATAGCCTTGGGCTGCTAGTGCAGTACCCAGATTCTCCCGGGCAAGCTCAATCGGGCTCATACCCATCAAGCCGTCCGAGGACAGGCCACGCAAATGCCAGACCTCCCCTCTTGGCAAGATCACCTCAGTGCCAGAGCGGTCGCTAATTCGGTAGCGGTATTCACCTGAGGGCAACAACTCAATCTTGACCCGGTCCGGGTGGATCGGCATGAGTTCGATGATCTCGCCGCGCGGGTTGGTGATGATCTGGTTAAAGGCGTTACCGCGCAAAGCCAGGTGTCCTTGCAGCATCTCGCGCCACTCAAAAGGATTTTGAAACCGGTTCGGCCGCTTGGCCATTAAGCGGTAAAGCCAGTGATCCGTGACCCTGTCCTTGCCGCCGTCAGGGCGGCGCTGGTAAACCACCAAAGGCAGTGATGCAATTGTTTCGGCCAGTATCCGCACACAGGCATACACAGCAGCTAGGCGCAGCGCGCTATCGGGCGAGACACGCATACCACTGCTGGTACGCGCAGATATCGACTCAAATGAAAAGTCACCCCATGGCGAACGATCTCCACCTGAGGCGTTGGAGCTACCAGATCCGCGAAAGCGATCAAAAAAGGTAAACAGTCCCATCAGTTCAGAGCAACATCAACTCGTAGTCGGATCCCAGCACCACCGAGTCCCCCGGTTTGATTGCCCTTGAAAGGGCCATGATCAGTGCCACGATGCCGTCGATCTTGTTTTCTGCTCGCTCCTTGCGTGGATAAATGTTGTCTTTGGCGTCCAGGTGGGCCACCACGTTGCTGACCATCCAGCCGAGCACCGGGTCGCCGTCGTGAACCAATTTCTTTTGAAGCACCAGGGCTTCAAGCGTCTTCATCGGTTCTGAGAAATTCAGCACCGTCGGACGCACTTCAATCATGGGCAGCCCCTCACTCAACATTCGGGTCGAGAGTTGCGTCGCCTGAAACGGATCAAACGCGACTGCCTGAACAGCAAAGCGAGAGGACAGATCATTCAGATCCGCTTCGATCCAACTGAAATCAATCACATTGCCCGGCGTCACGGTGAGGCGTCCGGTGTGCATCCAACCGGGGTACTGACTGTTGCCGTTGGCGTTCACCGTGTCCTCCGGCAGGTAGTACTTTCCAAAAACTGCGAATGCGTCAGCAATCTCGGGATGGACAAAAACAATCACCAAAGCGGCTATGTCCGTCTTGCTGGCCAAGTCCAGACCCACCCAGCAGGGTTGGCCCACAAAGGACTCGATGTCCAGGTCCTGATCAGCACAGGCGTCCCAGGAGCGCATGTCCATCCATGCGGTGTCGGCATTGACCCACTCGTTCAAGTGCTTGGTCTTGAAGTTGTTCATCGCACTGGGCAGTTGCATGGCCTTGGCCTGCAGCGGTCCCAGAATTTCCGGACGCACCGAGATACCCCAGTTGGGGTTAGCCTTCATCAGCGAGTCTTCGCTGGTCCAGTCGTCCCCATCGTCCAGCCCGTAGACGATGCCAAACTGACTGTCATCCTCGAACACGCCATCGAGCAGCCGAGTCACAAAGGTTCGCACCTCGTAGCAAATACCTGAGCGGTTGCTGCCTGCAGTAGTGATCACCCACAGAAGTGAGTTGTCTCGTTTACCGGTACCGGTCTCGACCACGTCGTAGACGGTGCGGGTCTTATGGGCGTGCAATTCATCAATGCAGCCAAAGTGAATGTTCAGGCCATCGAGCGTTGAGCCTTCCGCCGAGAGCGCTTCAAACTTCGATCCCGTCTGCAGCACGTTCATGTTGTGCGCACCGACGTTGACAGAAAACCGGCTGCGAAAGCCTTGAGACCTGCGCGCCATGGTCTGCGCATCACCAAACACAATGCGCGCCTGGTCGCGGGTGGTGGCCAGAGAGTAAACCTCTGCACCACCTTCACCATCGGCGGCCAGCATGTACAGCGCAAGCGCAGACGACAGGGTCGACTTAGCGTTGCCACGTGGCACCTCAATGTACGAGCGCCGAAAGCGACGGTTACCGTCGGGCTTGACCCAGCCGAACACGGTGGTCAGGATGAACACCTGCCATGGTTCCAGCTTAATCGTCTCACCTGCCAGCGGCCCTTTGACGTGGGGCAGCCGCTCAATGAACGCGCACAGGTTGTCGGCGGGATGGAACTCCCGCCCGTCCTTGTCGGCAAGCTTTGGGTTGAACTGGTAGGGACTTGCCTTGCCCTTGAACTTTGCCAAATCGTTCAACTGCCGTTGGCATGCTCGCTGGACCCATTTGCAGGTCAGGATGTCACCGGCAACGACTGCCTGCGCATACTTGCGGGCAACTGCTGCGTAGCTTTGCTGCCGACCTTGACCCTGTACATCCATGTGTTTACATTCATTTCTTCTTGGGCTAAGATGTACATGTACATCCAAAAAGGATTCGCCATGGCCAATACCAAACTTTTCAAGAACGGCAACTCGCAGGCCGTTCGCATCCCTGCCGAACTTGCCTACAGCACGTGGGACGTTGATCTGGTCATCGAGCGCCAAGGAGACGAGTTGCGCATTCGTCCGGCGCAGCGCCGCATGGGCGATGTGCTGGGCAAACTTGCCAAGTTCTCACCAGACTTCATGGCCCAGGGCCGAGGCGAAAACGTCGAGGGCGAACGCGAAGCTTTATGAATCCAAAGTACATGCTCGACACCAACATCTGCATCTACCTCATGAAGCACCAGCCGCCTGAGGTGCGCGAGCGATTCGCCCAGTGCTTTGTGGGCGACGTGGTGATTTCTGCGGTGACTTTGGCTGAGCTTGAATTTGGTATCGCGTGCTCAAGCACTGCGGCACAGCAATCGAACCGGTTGGCAATGGAGAGCTTGCTCGACGACATCATGGTTGCGCCTTTTGATGCACAAGCTGCCAAAGCCTATGGCCCCATCCGCGCAGCCTACAAGGATCGCAACCGCGATGCTCTGGACAAACTCATCGCATCTCATGCAGTCGCTCTAGGGGTGACACTGGTCACCAACAACGAAGCAGACTTTGTGAACTATGCCGGACTGCGTGTTGAAAACTGGGTCAGCAACCACTGAGATCAACTCTCTTTGACCCAATCCACCATTTCATAAGGCCACTTTCATGACCAGCACACCAGACATCAATCCAACTGCTGTGGCTCAGGACTGCCTGGATCAAGTGCGACTCACGATGGACGAGGAACAAATGCAAAAGTTCATAGCGCTTTTAGATGCCCCACCGGCGGACAAACCCAAGTTGGCCAAACTAATGTCCACCCCATCGCTTTGGGAACAAAAAACGGTTCAACGCTGATCAGCAACAGGCTGACTTCAGCCCGCAATATCCGCCCAAGGATCGAGATCGATCTGGGTATCTGTGGGCTGCGTGATGCGCGAGCGCGACGCTGGCGTAAATCCCATCTCCACCGCTGCCTTGGTCATGATCTGGGCCTGCTTGTTGGCGATGGCCAGGTACGGCGACTGCATCGGCACACCGGTGTTCGGCGCTTTGATCAGCAAACCCGTCTTGGTGATTCCGATCTGGGCCTTGCGGTATAGGTCAGCGGCGCAGGACCAAACCTCCAGCACCGACATATCGAGCTTGCGCAGCAAATGCTCTGGCGCGCTCTCAATGGCATAGCGCCAAGCCTGCTTGGCACCGTCAGACATGTACTCTGGCGGCGCAACCAAATCCCCTTGGGGCTGTGGCTCATGCGGGTTGGTTCTGCACTTTTGCAGGGTTCCCCTGAGCTTTTTAATCTCCGTGGGGAGTGGTTTTCTTCCGGCCATCTGGGTTCAGTCGTTGGTAATCGTTAACATGGAGGCTTCAAACCCACCGGAAAACTCCCAGTGCGCAAAGCCGACGTCATCGCAAAATGCCTCGTTCAGTCCGCTCTGGCGGCTGATCTGAAAGCTGGGCGTGAGGCGGTTCGATCTGCGTTTGACAAGAGCGTGACGGACAAAAGCTTTTCCAAATGGAACAGCGTCGTTGAAGAAAACGTCGCCAACTCCATCATTCGCTCGGTGGGGAAATCCAAAGCGATCAACATCGAAAAGTTCATCGCCGATCTCAACTGATCGGCTCTTAGCCCCGACCGGCGAGGCCCAGCATTATGCTGCCTTTGGGCAACCCCCCTAGGTTTCAATTTGCACGCGCAAAAATCTTGGCAGGCGCACGCATCTCAGGCCGCCGTCTGTAGAGATTGAGACCCCCCGGGGGGGCCTTAGGGGCCTCCGCTTAGAGCCCTCCGCTTAGGAACCTCCGACTTGACAGACTGTATCCTATTTGATACACTGCTTGCATCAAATCGATCTACACCACCGATGTGTTCGATGCTTGGTTCGAGCAATTACGCGACAAACAAGCGGCTAGGTGCATCCAGGCACGGATCGACCGTGCGGAAGAAGGTAACTTTGGCGATTGCACACCGGTTGGTGATGGCGTTTCAGAAATGCGCATTCACGCCGGGCCGGGCTACCGTGTCTATTTTGCGCAGCGCGGTTTGGAGATCGTCATCTTGCTCGCAGGCGGCGACAAAGCCACTCAGGCCAAAGACATTAAGACCGCCATTGGTTTGGCACAAAAACTTAAGGAGTAAACAATGAGCAATCTCAAGATTCGTAAATGGGACAGCGCCGAGCACCTTAAAACAGATGAGGACATGGCGCTCTACCTTGAAGCCTGCCTACAAGAGGCAGGAGATGATGCCGCTTTCCTTGCGAAGGCACTAGGCAACATCGCTCGTGCCAAAGGCATGTCTCAGCTGTCACGCGACACTGGCTTGGGGCGAGAAAGCCTTTACAAAGCCTTGTCGGGAGAGGGTAATCCGAGTTTTGCAACCATTCTCAAAGTCACCTCAGCACTGGGCATCCGTCTGCACGCTCAAGCTGCGCCTAACGCTTGATTGCCGTCTCACGCGCCGTCTTTCGGTTGTGACATGAGACGCACAGCCCCTGCAGATTGACCCAGTCAAAGCGCTCGCCGCCGTCCTTGAGCGGCCTGATGTGATCGGCAACCTTGGCTGCCACCACCAGACCCGCTCCCTTGCACGCCACACACAGCGGGTGTTCACGCAGGAAAGCCGCGCGCACCTCACGCCAGCGCACCGACTGGTAGAAGCCCACCTCGGTATCAAAGCCACGCCTGGCACGCCCGTAGTCCCGGTGCACCTTGGGGCGGTGCTGCTCGCAGTAGCCGGGCTTGTCCAGCACCAACGCGCAGGCGGGGTGACGGCATGGTGTCGGGGCACTGCGGGGCATAGCGGCTCGGTATTGGCGTGTAAGCAACTCAATCAAAAAACTAATCGCAATTGATGCAGATAAAGCTTGGCTTCATTGGGGTTCAGAGCGTTCATAGGAACGTCATCAACAACCCCAGGAGCTTTGCAAATGACCTACACCACACAGTTCACCGTCGACGAGGTCGGGTTCATCCAGATCGCGCTCACCAAGGTGCTGGCAGCCGCCGCACGCGGTGAGCTTGACCTCAACCTGCTGGCCCGCGAAGAGCTGGCCTCACGCGGCCTTGACACCCAAGGCGAGTGGGTCGGCTTTAACCGCGCCCGGCAGATCCACCAGGTGCGGGGAGCCAAGTGATGGACGCTAAGCAACTGGAGTGTCTGCTCAACCAAATCGCCGCAGAGCATCTGCACATCGACACGCTGGCAACACGCAACAGCGACCGCCTGGATTTTCACGAAGTCAGCGTCTGGGGCCTCAAAGAAGCCCTGCAAGCTGCCTTCACGGCTGGCCAGCAATCCAAACAAACAAACCAAGCAACCTGATACCGGAGATCAACATGAAACTCACACCCAGCCAAACCTTGCTTCTCAACGCCGCTGCCATCCACCCTCAGCAATTGCTAACCGACTTTCCGCCCAACCTCAAAGGTGGCGCGTTGATCAAGGTGCTGACCAGCCTTGGCAATGAAGGTCTGATCCGACCGCACAGCAAAGGCGCTGCGGGCTCGACCCGCTTTGCTATCACCGTCGCAGGGTTGCAGGCCATCGGCATTGAGCCACCCGCCAAATCCAAACGCGTAGGGAGCAAGCAGTCGGTGCTCATCGAGTTGATGAAACGCCCCGAGGGTGCAACCCTTGCGCAAATGGTGCAAGCCACCGGTTGGCAGGCGCACACGGTGCGCGGCTGTATGGCCGGGACTTTGAAAAAGAAACTGGGCCTGACCATCGACTCCGTCAAGGACAGCGGTGGTGAGCGGGTCTACAGGGTCTCACCCTCCAGCTCGCTCCCCACCTCAAGTTGATCTGGCCAGGTGTCTTGGCACCTGATTCGAACGGGCGTAACGGTCAAAAACAGAGGTTCCTTTTTGGAACCTTTTGCGCTATCATGGAACCACTTCATAAGGATCCAGCATGACTGTCAACGTCAAACTTTCGGACAAATTGGTCGAGCAGGCCAGAAGTTGTGCCCAAGTGCAGCACCGCTCTACTCCCAAGCAGATCGAGTATTGGTCCCAGATCGGCAAGATTGCCGAGGAGAACCCGGATCTGCCGTTCTCTATGATCCGCGACCTCTTGGTGGCGGACCAGGAGGCCGTGGTCGGCGAGTACACCTTCAGCTAATGCGACTGCTTGTTACGCCCTCGTTTGTGCGGGCCACCAAGCGGCTGCATGCGCCACAAAAACTTGAGCTCGATGCAGCGCTGCGCGCTATAAGCGCCGACCCCTCGGTGGGTGACGCCAAAGTCGGCGACCTGGCGGGCATTCGCGTTTATAAGTTCCGCATCTCCAATCAACTGTGCCTGTTGGGCTACCGGATATTGGACGAGCAAAGCCTCAAGCTTCTCACGCTGGGGGCACATGAAAACTTTTACCGGGACCTCAAACGGCTAGATGACTGAGGCCAGGGTCACGCCTGTGGCGCTCGCGCCGCTTCGGCGATAAAGTACAGATGCGTGTTTTTGTTTGGTCATCACAACAAGGGGGTCCTATGACTCTGTGCCCAATTGCCTTAATGGCAACCTGCAACAAGTGCCCCGCTGTCGGCTTTTGCCCTCTCAAAGAGGTGATTGGCGATCACAAGCCAGAGGCAAATGACGGGGAATCTGCCAAGCCCGCAGCAGGCGATAAACCGGCGAGCTAATCCCGCCAATCAAAGTGGCGCACTGGCCACTTCAGCATTTTTGACCTCGGACAATGCCGGGTGCATGTCGTCAAACTTGATTTGATCGTCCTCACGCACCGCTTGCTGACCCGTGAAGTCTTGCCAACGCTTGACGATCACGTCCACGTACTTGGGGTCCATCTCCAAGAGGCGCGCCTGGCGATTGGTTTTCTCGCAAGCAATGAGCGTTGTGCCAGAGCCGCCAAACAAGTCGATCACGATGTCGCGCGTCTTGGATGAGTTCTTAATGGCACGCTCGACCAACTCCACCGGCTTCATCGTCGGGTGCAGGTCGTTGACATGGGGCTTTTTGTAGTTCCAGATATCCGACTGGTCACGATCGCCACACCAGAAGTGTTTTGCGCCTTCCTTCCATCCGTACAGGATGGGCTCGTACTGGCGCTGGTAGTCGGCGCGACCAAGCGTAAAAGTGTTCTTGGCCCAGATCACAAACGTGGACCACTTGCCACCGGCATCCAGCCAGGCCTTTTGCAGGGTGTGCAACTCAGAGGAACTCATGCACACGTAGCAAGCACCTTTGGTCACCACCAACAAGTTGACGCAGGCGTCGTAGAGGAACTTGTAGAACCCGTCACCAAGCGCATCGTTCATGATGCGGCGGTCCTTGCCGCGCATCTTGTCTTTGGCGTTGTTGCCGTAGTCCACGTTGTAGGGTGGATCAGTAAACGCCATGTCTGCGAGCTGACCGTTCATAAGGCGCTCCACATCGGAGAGCACTGTGGAGTCACCACACAGCAAACGGTGCTGACCCAAGACCCACACATCACCTGTTTTGGAGACAGGGTCAGCTGGCATATCGGGTACTGCATCGTCATCTGTCAGGCCCGTGGTGTCGCCCTCGCCATTGAGCAAACGCTCGAGTTCTTCGTCACCAAAGCCCATCAGATCCAGATTGAAGTCGGCCTCATCGAGTTCGGTGATTTCAAGTTTCAGCAACTCCTCGTCCCAGCCAGCATTGGCAGCGATGCGGTTGTCGGCCAGCACCAGAGCGCGCCTTTGCGTTGCACTCAGGTGGTCCAACACGATCACGGGAACCGATTCCAGACCCAGGTGCTGGGCTGCAGCCAAGCGTCCATGCCCTGCGACGATCACGCCATCAGCGCCCGCCAAAATGGGGTTGGTAAAGCCGAACTCCTTGATGGAGGCGGCAATCTGTCCGACCTGGGCCTCAGAGTGGGTGCGCGCATTGCGGGCATAGGGCAACAGCTTGGCCGTTGGCCACTGCTCGACTTTACTGATTAACCAATTTTGAGTCATCATGTTGTACAATGTTCCTGTCCAATTAGAGAAAGCCCACCATGACCATTGAAACCACTTACAGCCAGGCCAGGGAGCAGTTGAAGTCGCTCATGGATCGCGCCGTCGACGACCGGGAGGTCATCGTGGTGCGCCGTCGCACAGGGGGCGATGTGGCCATGATTGCTGCCGATGAACTCGAGAGCCTGGTGGAGACTGCGCACCTGCTGCGCTCTGAGAAGAACGCTGAGCGGCTGCTTTCAGCGCTCTCGCGTGCACGCTCAAAAAACATTGCACCCACAACCATGACTCACCTGAGCAAACTGGTGGGTGTCGATGCCTAAAGGCGATCGAGTCGCTGTCTGCCACCCGGAGTTTTTAGAGGACCTGCAGCACTGGGTTGAGACGGACCGCCGCACCGCAAAGAGGCTGCTGGAGTTGATTCAAGCCATTTTGCGCGACCCCTTTGATGGCATCGGCAAGCCCGAACCGCTGAAATATTTGGGTCCTGATGTTTGGTCCCGGCGCATCACGCAGGAGCATCGCTGTGTTTACCTGATCAAGTCCGACCGGGTTGAGTTCTTGCAAGGCCGCTACCACTACTGAGACAGGCCAAGCGCCAAACAAAACGCCCACAAGGCGGGAACCGTGTGGGCGCAATTTGAGTGATTAGCAGAATGCTACCGCTTGGATATATACACCGTCAAGGGGTTTTCGTACGATTTTTGAATAAGGCCTTCAACACGGATTTCTCAGAGGTAAACCAGATCTTTGGGTCAGATGGTTTGGGCTTAATTTCACCTTTGGCGATCGCTAAAACCCGCTCACGAATTTTCTCTTGCGGGGCAATGCCAATTTTCACGAAGTTCTTCATCAAACACCTTTCAAATTCATGGCTACGGGCTCAACCCTTTGCCACATAGTTCAGCGGCTTCATCTTGTTCAGTTCATCGCCCAGTTTGGTCTTTGCTTGCCACAGGTCAAATTGAGACTGCATGTCCAGCCAGTGTTGCGCGCCGTTGCCAAGCAGCGTTCCCAGGCGCAACGCCGCCTCTGCCGATACCCCGGTTCGCTCAGCCAGCAGTAAATAAAGCGTCTGTCTTGAGACACCCAACATTTTGGCGAATTCGCCTTTGGTTATGCCCTTTAGGTTGGGGAGTACATCTTCCCGTAAAACAGCACCGGGGTGAGTTGGAATACGACCATTCAATCTACACCTCCAGGCAATCAATAATTTGTTGGAAATAGTGTAAATATTATGTTGACACAAGGCAATAACAGCGCAAGCAACTACCGCGAGTACCCGTAGTGCACCGCCAACACCCCCAAAGCGCCAACCAAAATGCCCTTGGCCTCGTACTGGTTGAGTGTGCGTCCGTTCCACCCCTCCTGGGCAGACCACTCCCTCACGCTCTGACCCAAACCTGCCACATGCCAGACTGCGCAGCCGCCGGGGCTGCCGATGCCGCCCACCGCATCAAGCGCCTCGCCCAGGCGCTTTCTGGCCCAGGCACAACGCTCGGTCATCGTGTCCTGCCAATGACCGCCGGGGATGCGATCAAGCGGCGGTGAGCCCGCAGAACTTAGCTGCGCAAACACGAAGGTACGGGAGAAGTCTTGCCCCGCGTCGTGCATTTGCGCTGTGATCGCGCCATTGCGCATCAAAAGTCCGAGCGAGTCCACGGTCCGGAAATGCTCGGTGCGGTAGCTGGTGCCTTCCTCTGCCTCGCTCACCCACTCACCAACCCGACCACCGGGCAGGCTCACCAGAGCGCCGTGGGTCAGTGGCTGTGCAACTTGCTTTTTAGCCATGGCGCACCTCCTTGCCCCAGGCGGGATCCGCACCCTGCGCCAGCGCCCAGTGCAAGAGTGCCAGCGCATCCGCTTCGTTGTCGTCGGTGACCGGGTGGCCCAACGCCTTCATGGCCGCAATCACCTCTGCCTTGCCCGCGTTGCCCTTGCCGGTGGCATGGCGTTTGATGGTGCCCACGGGCACGCCCTGATACGGGATCTGGTGGTGCTCGCACCAGGCGGTCAGCGTGGCCAGCAGGCCGCCGTAGACGTGTGCGGCGTCCACGCCGAGGTGACGGCGCACCTCTTCAAAGTAAACGGCTCCAATGCCCGTTAAATTGGGCTGTGCGCAAGTCTTTGGCGCATTCAAGGTCAGCATGTCAGCGAGCCACCGGCCAAAGCGCAGGTAGCGCATGCCGCCGCCCTCAAAGCGCTGGGACTTGAAGCTCACGAAGCCATGCGCCACAGGACCGTTTGCCGAGCGCAGTGCCCAGCCGGTGGTCGTACCCAGGTCAAGAGCCAGGATGACGAGGCGTGGGGTTGGTTTGTTATTCATCAGGGATTTCCTCCAAGGGTTCGTACAAGGGTTCTTGTGCGACCTGGAGGAGCGCTGGCACCAAGGCCGTGTCAGGGCGGGTGCGGCTCCCTCATGTCTGTCATTGCCGATTTGTCCAATCGGATGCGGTTATCAGGGCTGGCAAAAAGTCATCAACAGGTGACGGGGACTTTCTTCAATACTTCATCTTTCAAAGGTGGAGTCCGGGTCTGGGAGGTACTTATTTCAATACTTCTTCTTTCAATATATATACATATTTCTCTGTCTACCCTCTCTGACCCCACCAGAGCGCACGTTTTCGCGCGCGCGAGGGATTTTTTGTGTGTATAGGGCCCCCGAATATTTATTTGTATATAGAGGCACCCCCATTGAAAGAAGGTCGTAATTGAAAGAAGTCACCGCGAGGGCTTCTTTCAATACTTCATCTTTCAAACGTGGAGTCTGATTGAACCGTCTACTCATCTGCGTCAGCCAGTTTGACCCATTGGCTGGGCCTGCCGCCCGTTGGCTTGGCGAACACCTCAACCAGGTGGGCATCCGTCAAGGTGCGCAGCACGCCGTCCCGCTGGCGGTGATCCATGAACTGGGTACGCCGAGTGAACTCGCTCTTGGACATTCCAGCGGCATCGCCATCACGCAAGATTTGCAGGGCGCGTTTATGGTTGGACTCGACCTGGTTTTCTGAGACGCGCGCCGTGGCTTCTCGGATTGTCAGTTCGGCGCAGTGGCGCGAGAGCGCAATCCCCCAATGCGCATCGTGGTCCTCGATCTGCGGCGTCACCGCGTCCCGCGACACGGCGCGAATCAGGGCCAGTTTGGTGGCGTTCTCCTCAATGCGCGCCAGGATCGATGAAAAACCGGTGCCTCTCGACAAGCGAAGCCGCCCCAGTAACTCGTGGTCCAGCACGCGAAAAGCGTCTCGTGCCTGCGCGGTCATCGGCACCACACGCGGATCAACCAGCACTTCATCAATCGCACCCACATCCGTGAGGTTCCCGCTCAACTGCCCGCCGCCCTGGTGGATCAGGAGCAGTCGGTCGATCAGGTCTTGCGGTGGATCGATCGTTCCAAAGAGTTCGTTGCTGTCGGGGAAATCGTCCTCGCTCTCCAGGATCAGAAAGCGCGCCAAAGAGCCGTCGGCCACATTGGATGCTTGGAGCGCCTGCCAAAAGTGAATCGGCGTGGTGGTGCCGTAGATGCAGGCGCAGGGCTGGTGAATGGCCCGGTGCGCGTTGTTGAGCTGGTTGCTTGCGTACTCAATACCAAAGTAAGTCGTACCCGAGGTGGTGTACAGCTCGGTCATCAGGTCCAGGATTTCACACACATAGCGAGGCGAGCGTTTGCGGTCAGCGGCTGCAGACAAAAACATGCCGAACTCATCTAGCTGAAAAAGAATGGCGGGCTGACGCTGGATGGCCGTCAAAAGACCGGAACCCGATGCGATCTTGTTGCCGCCCAGGTATTGCAGCAGCCCGGCTTTGCGAAACAACTCATTGATCACCACGCGGCTGTGGTTCTTGCCTGCGCCGCTCTCGGCGATGCCTACGACATACAGGTTTGAGCGCGTATTGCTCTCGGTGCGGTACTTGCGCCCCATCAGCGCGCCGATGGCACACAGGCTTGCTCCGAGCGCCAGCACGGGCTGGGGACGCTTGGCCGTCGCCGCCATGAGCGTCATCATGTCGGCAATCACGCCGCCCACCTGGTCCCAGCCCGTCGGCAGTGGTTTGGGTGGTGGCAGCACGGGAGGTGCACCTGATCCATCAATCGTGATTGGGTTTGATGTTTGCAGCGTTTGCAACAACCCCTTGGCCGGGTGGTGTCCGTTCATCACAATCTCACCGTTGAGTTGCAGGTCAGAATCCGGAATCCAGCCGTTGTCCAGCGCCAGCTTGTAGATGGTGCCCGCCCCAATGCGCTGGGGAGCAAAACTGGCCCAGCTTTTGGCGGTAGTCTTGGCGTCGTTTTTGGTGGACGCCGCAGACCAGGACTCAAAGAGTGGCCAGCCCTTTTCGGCAAGTGCCCCTTTGATGGCCATGCCGATGCGCACCCAACTGTCGTAGTCCAGATCCTGGTTGGCGATGTACTGCAGCGCGTCTTGCACTGCTTCAAACGTGCCGCGCTGCTCGGGCAGATTGGCAAACGCCACGGGGGACTTCAAACCCACGCCCAGACTTTTGGGACGCATGGATTCGGGGACCATCTCGTAGGCCTGGCGCGCAAACTCGCGTGCCTGCGCCTCGGTGATGACGGGCAGTTCCTCAATTTTCAGATCGGCCAAGGTTTGCACGGGCCACTCGTAGGGCTTGCCGGTATCCGGGTGAATGCCATAGGCGATGAACTGCTGCCCCACACCCAAGACCTCAATGGGCGGGAACTTAAAGCCACTGAAGGGCTGGGCCGCACGGTACACCAGCAATCGCTTGGGGGCGTTGCCGATACGAACTGCAGGTGTGTCGCCCAGAAGCCGCTTGGCCAAGCCCTCAATCTGAACCGCGATGTCTTTGGACTGCAGCACATCAATGTCGATGCCAATCACCTTGCCTGCGGCGATGCCAATGCCTGCCTCGGGCCAGTCGCCCCAGATGTCGACTTCGTTCTCAGTCGTGTCGCGCTCACAGTGGCGGCTCCACTTGGGATAGTCCTGCCAGGCACCCAGGCGAAACATGCCCGGCTTCTTAGTGCTAGGCTGGATCGGCAAAATGGCATAGCCGCGATCTACGAGCGTGGCCCCAAGATGGGCCATGTAATTGTTTGGATTCATGCGTTCCTTCAAAATGGTGGGTCATCTGCATAGGCAGTACGAAGTGAGTCTTGAAACGCGGTCACGACCACATCAATCAAGGTTGACCACTCCACTGCGGTGAAACTGGTCAGATCTGTTTTGGCGAGCGACTCGACGTACTCGCCCCCTGTCTGGCAGGCCGCTGCCAGCGCGTTGGTTTCGTGTTGGTTTGGATCAATCATTCCCTTTAGCCTTGCTGCAATGTTTTGACAGCGCCTAGAGCACAACTTCACGCTCGGCGCATCAATACGGATCAAACATGGCGCGAACCCATACCCTCGGGCATCGCGCCTGCAAATGGCGCACATCATTTATGCGCTCGACATCAAAAGCGCGCGCCGACGATTTC